AGCACCTAAGCCACCAGTACCACTTGGTCTAGTACCTGTCGCACCTACAGACAATCCACTACGACCTTGTTGGTACAAAGTGTTTTGTAGTTGAGCTAATTGACGCTCACGACCCGGTGCAAGCAAATCTTGTTGTTGCTGAATATATTGCGCTGCAACATCTTGAGGGCTTTTAGCAAGATACTGCTGACCCAAACCAAATAATCCCTGAGCACCTTGCTGAAGTGGTGCATATTGAAGTGGAGCTAGTTCAGCCTGAGTTAAGGCACGACCTGTAAGACCCTGCAATCGGTTCTGATAGGCTTGTAACTCAGGGCTGACAGTGTAGCCAGCACCAGAAAGATAACCGCTAGGATCAAACTGGAAGTTTGATGTTCCATAACGAGTTGTTACTCCTACAGGTCGGAACTTTGCAGCTTCTGCCGCAAGTCTTGCAGACTCAAGTTGTGCTCTCGCAGATTCTTCAGCCGCACCTCTAGACGCATCTGCTTGCATTGAGCCACCAAGCAATGATGCTGCTGCTGGAACTATAAAACTCCAAGGCATATTATTCCCCTTTAATCAAAACTTCATCTACCTTAGACGCATCTTTTTCGTCAGTAGCATGAATACAAAACCAAACACAATCTGTTATTGCCTTGACTCCATGAGTCAAACCAGCCTTAATTTCAATGCAAGCAGGAGCTTCAATAATCTCTAACTCATCACCCTTTAACACTACCACCTTACCTTTAGCCAATATCGACAAATGGCTGAAGTTATGGGTATGCTTTAGGATCGACATTCCAGCAGGAAACACCGATTCCTTGGCATACAAACCATCAGAAAAGTGGTGAATGATTTCAGGTTGGGTCATTTTGTTGCTGTTGTTCTTGCTGTTGTTGTTCTTGCTGTTGTCTTGCTACTTCAGCATCATGCGCTGCTTGTTCTTCAGCGGTGTACTCAACTTGAGTGACTTCACCTGTTTCTACGTTTACTACGATTCTGTGTGTCATGATGTTTACTCGTAAAGGATGTTGATTGAACCAGCGTCAAAGGTGTCAACTGGAGAGCCAGTATTGCTACCAATAATTCTAATCACTGACAATGTTCCAGCTATTGCTTTTGAACCACCAGCTATTGATACAGTGTTGATACCAACACCACCACCACTAGAAGACATTACCCATGTATTGGTTGCACTATCTGCAAGACTTAAAAATACATTTCCACTATATACGTTTACCGCTGAATTTGTTCCATTGATTGCCCATTCTGTTGTGTAACTAGCAGGAGATGTTGGTGTATACGCATATCCAGAATAACCAGAAGTTTCAACACCAGCAACAGGGCCAATCTGAACTGCTAAGTTACTTGCGCCATTGGTACTTACGCCAGCAAGCATAATAGTTACACGCTTTACCCAGCTTGGTATTGAGCTAAATGAAATGCTTGTACCACTGGTAGATGCCACAGCAGTACCAGAGGTCAGAATACCAACACCTGTTGGAGTACCACCTATTGCGGGGCTAGTTAAAGTTTTATTTGTAAATGTTTCTGATCCTGCAAGCGTAGCCAATGTTCCAGTTGTAGGAAATGTTACGTTTGTCGTACCTGTCAGAGTTCGAGTGTAAGCAAAGTTTCCAGATCCTGTCACAGTCATTGCCGCATTGTTTGCAACTCCTGTACCCCCTTGATCTGCCCCTAAAGTACCTGTAGATACCAAACCTTTAGATGAATCTGTAAAAACAGGCTTAGATGCTGTTAGGCTAGAAAGGATTGGTTGAGAGGTTAATGTTGATGTACCACTAACAGACAATGTTGGAATTGTCACTGTACCTGTAAAGGTAGGAGATGCAGTATCTGCCTTAGTCGCAATAGCGGTAGATATAGCGTCAAATTCAGTATTGATCTCAGTACCCTTGACAATCTTTAAAGGATCACCAGAGGTTAATGTGTCTTTAGTTGCAAAGTTGGTGCTTTTTGTGTAATTACTCATATTATTCCTTTAAGCCAATCTTCCCTCTTTAGCTTGAATCTCAATCTTTTGAATTGATAATTGTGTGCCATTGATAATTGTTTCATATCCAGTTTGAACGATTTTCCCAGAACCTGACGCATTTGCAACTAAACTTTGCAATGCAACACCTAAAGAATAGTTGGCAATTACAGTTGCATTTGCCCCATATTCAGCAACTCCATATTCAGATACACCCTGAAGCGGAATAAGAATTGTTTGAGATTGGTAGTTTGTTAGGAAATCATATCCCCATTTGATACTGAGATATTGATTGCTACCACCAATAACAATAGCAGTTATACGTTTAACAATTGATGTTTGAGATGGATTGCCAAGGTCAGCATGGTTTGTGTAATATGAGAATTGATATGTAGATGTATCATCTAAATATCCACCATATTTACCAATATAGCCAGTTTTACCAATCAACAAGTCTCCATTACGTCTTGAACAGAAAGACTTAGGCAAAATGGAATCCCAAGTAGTTGCTCTAAATGAACCATCTTGCAATGTTGCCTTTGTATCAAAACAATATAATTTTTTAGCAGATGGTGTAGTAATCAAATAGAAAGCATTTGATTCTGAATAAACAGACTTAACAGTTGCTAAGTTTTCTCCAAACATGATTGTCATCAAGTCATTACGCACATTCTTAGACAAGTCACGCTCTGGGGCTGACTTCTCTTGAATAGTTCTCATCAGTGAACGAATGCCACTGTTTGACAAGAAGATAACATCTGTACTGGTAACTTGAATAGAGTCCCTAGCAATACACCCAATGCCCTCAATGGTGTCGCTGAGAGTCATTGTCGATGGTGTAGTTGCGCCAGAATAAATCAATACTTGACGCTTGCCAAAGATAAACAAGAATCCATTGTGAGCAGCAAGACCAGTAATCTCATCAGCACCATTGACCCATACATTATTTACATTCAGGCTACCAGCAGTACCTGTTGACCAAACATGACCAGAGATCAAGTCGCTGAAGTAAACAGTTGCATTGTTTGATGTTGTGTTTGCAGCCCACAAACGACCATAAGCAGAGATAACAATGTTGGCTGATGGAACAGTAGCTACATAACCAGTTTTTTCTGAAACTCTGCGATAAGTTGTGGTTGAAACAGCAGGGTCAAATATCAGTGGCTCATGCCCTGACTGAAAGAAATAGGTGATGCTGTTAAGTGACGCACATTGCCAGTTGTTTGCTGTAATGGTAGGTGCAGAACCACCGCCCCCATAAGTCAACTCAGAAACAGCATTAGAACCATCTAACTTGAACAGCTTTAGGTTGCCAGCAAATAGAACAGTCAAAGTGCCATCTGCTTGAATCAATTCATGAATGACAGTGGCATCATTTGAGCCAAGATTACCAGTAGCAGAATTTACCTTTGTCCAACCCTTACGACATCCAATACGACCATACTGGTCAATGATGCAGTTAGTCGCAACCAAAGCAAATCCACTCTGCAAATCAAGCGGAGAATCTTGCGTATTCAACCCATAAAAGCCGGGGGCTGAGACGCTTGAGACTGTTAAATTCTCTGCCATTAGATCGCCACAAAGGAATCGTTTTCGGGAGAACGAGCCAGTTCCAATGAGATCAAGTCTGACATACATGACTTGAACATTGCATAAGCCTCAGAACTGTTCAATCCACCATCCTCACCACGTTCAACCAATGCTCTGGCATAAGCACCAAGGATGATTGGTTCTTTTGACAGTAAGGTTGTATCTGAATCAGAAGAGAAGTCAGACTCAGGAACGATCAAGCTAAATCTGAGGTCGTAAACTCCATCAGGCACAGGCCAGAACTTGACCTTCAAATCTCCATTTGTATCTACACCTTGAACTGTGTAATACATCGGCAAATTCTGGATTGGTGTTGGAACTGTGTAATAAAACTTGTCGTGATCTGCATGAGACAAAGGGGTCAGTTCGTAATATCTAGATGTATTAATAACATCCATTGTCTTGAATCGTGTACCAGCACCAGTTAAAGAATAGTTACCTACCTGACCAGCAACAGTTGTGACTGTGATTGCTTGATTGAAAGCATCCCAATCGTAAGCATCAGCCACTTGACGCTTAGTATCATTGATAAACTTGCCAATCAATGATGAATAAGATGTTTGAGTAACAGTAGAAACAGTTGGTTCACGCAAACGAACCAATACATCGTTGACAAGAGATAGGTATGTAGGTAAAGCCATTACTGTTTTCCTTTATTCTTTGCAGAATTAACAGCTTTTCTCTTGTACAAGAAGCCTACCTCTGCATTATAGGCATCAATAGCCCATTTTGGTTTTTTTCTTAGGCTTGGTCATGCCAGCCTCAGACATAGCAATTGCCACTGCCTGTTTCTGTGACTTAACTACCTTGCCAGATTTAGAGCCAGAATGCAGAGTTCCTTCTTTCCACTCTTTCATTACCTTGCCAACTTTTGCCATTTTCTTTGTTGCCATGATGACTCCTTAGTAAAGAATTTTTGCCGTAATCGTGCCAGAAACATAAACAGTGCAGTTTGCTCTCAGATACTTAGGAGCATTGGCAACAGTTATCAAGCCATCAGCAGTTAATGATGAACCCAATGTTGACCAATTAGTACCATCCAAACTGCCTTGCAAAACTACAGTGGCTGAAGTAATGCCATTGACTTGCAAAAAGGCGGGCAATCCACCATCAGCTTGGACTGCTTTGGATGCTCCGACTGCTGTAACAGCACTTAGGAGTGTGACAGGAGAAGTTAAAGAACTCATGGTTTACCCTTACTTTAAGGTTAATTGATACAAGGTGTTCTGGTACAGACCCACAACTTCATCAATGACATTGTGTAGTGCTGTCTCAGTGCGAGGAACGATTTGTTGGCGATTTGACTCAATCCAATCCATTTGTTGGCGCAAGACTTGAGAAATCGTGCCTTTATATTTGTTGTTGACATAAGGAATGTCCAGACGAATATCAAACTTGCCTTGATATTGTTGGGCAAAGTTATCTGCCAATGGGACAATTCCCTCATAAAACTCGTTTAGGGTCTTATGTTCAGCAAATGATGCAGTCTTTAAGTGGATTCTGTGGGCAATTTCCCTTGCCAAAAACAGCATTCCAATGAATTCAGCAGCGGTATTACCCATATCAGTCCTTCTTGATTGACCCACCTGATTTCCATGCGTCACAGGTACGCAAGGCAGCACAGGTAAAGTGGAAAAGCTCACAGAATCCTAAGTCTGCGGCATCAATAAACTGTTGGTCATAGTCCAATTCATTGGGAGCAGATTTGCCCTTTTCTAGACCACTTTTGATGCACTCCATCATCTTCGGAGTTTGAATAAATGCGGCACAATTACCGCATCTCATTGTTTTTACGACATCAGTCGGTGCGTTATACATCTTGGCTTTCTTCAGCCAAAATGCCTCGTTAGGCTCAAGCGGATTTGGAGCACCATAGCCAAAATTCTTGAAAGCATTATTTCGGTTTTTGAGGTTAAGTGCTACATCCTGAGTAGGAAGTGGACAAACCTGTCCTGAAAGCAATCCCTCTTTCATTTGAACAACCTATCAGCGACAAAGGTGATAAACCCACCTACAGCACTGGCTATGGTCATTCCCATCCAGAAACCGCCTTTAGA